GTAGTGCAGAAGTACAGGATATACTTATGTTTCCTGATAAATATACTTTTGAACCACCGTGTATTACTGATGCTATCGATAATGAAGGTTTTAAACAAAAACTTGAAACTGTTACAGATTTAAAAGACAAAGATGAAATGATTGCTGATGGTACTAGGTATTTTCAATCAGTATTAAGTACTACTCCAATGGAAAGAAAGAGTAAAACCTGTTTGTACTTATTCAGAAAATATAGTATAACATATGGTCAAGCATGCAATCTATACGCAATCATTGTCAAAAAATGTAACAGAGCACCACTATGATAGTTGAGAAAAAATCAAGTTTTACTTTTCTAGTACATGAATTAAACAAAATGCTAGATGAAGAATATAAATTTGAATTAGATAAAGTAATCAATATGGATGGTGAGTTTGTATGCTACAAAGATAGTGTAATAAATGACACCAAAATATATCCAAACCCTTTATGCCAATATAATAAATATTACAAAAGTGTAGGTAAATGGATTAACAGACGATTGTTCACCGAAATATTGCAAATGTTATGTAATGGCAAATTAATGATGGTTAATACAACATTAATCAGAATGCAAATTGGCATTAACATGGCAATAAAGCAAATACCTGAAAAAGATGAACAAGACGAATGGCGAAGACATATTCTAGATGTATCTTATGCAAGATTCTATGCTATAAATCTATATTATAGTAAAGTAATATGTGAGTTACCATTCTGATTTTATAAGGCTGATTACCTTATAGAGTTACCATAATTTAGCGTGTATGACAGAAGAATTAATATCTTTGATAGAGCAAGCTAAATCTGGTTCTCAAAAAGCATTTAGTGAATTATACTACCGATACAAATCAAATATCTGGTTCATTATTATGAACATAGTCAAAAATACAGACGTAGCAGATGATTTAACTTCGGTAGTATTCACTAAAGCTTATGAGAAGTTGTCTACTTATGTAGACCATATCTCATTTGAAATGTGGCTAAAAACAATTGCTGTTAATTCAGCAATTGACTATATACGTAGAACTAAAAAGGAGCAATTAAATAATTATGTTGATTCTGAGGAAAATACAATTCAACTTTCTGATACATGTCAAAGTCCGGAAATTGATATGATAATGAAAGAGAAACTAGCCATTGTTCTAAAAACAATTCCTACTTTAAAACAGAAATATCAAGATATTATTAAGCTCCGTTTAGAAGGGTTATCTTATAAAGAGATAGCTGATAAGCTTGCAATGGATGAATCGAAAGTAAAAAGTGATTTAAACAAAGCAAGACAAAAACTTAAAAAATTAACTAATTATTAACAAACCTTTTCAACATGATGACAAGTTTTTGTTGGTTACTGTTAGGTGCATTTGCATCTTTTATAGTAGCTAGACTTTGCCGTAGTGCAAAAGTCTATATCAGTTTACTACTGATATTATTGCTTGGTTATGTTGTAGGAACTGGTGTTAAAAGAGTGGTTACAACCACTCAAACGACACCAGCTAAAACATTTGCTTTTACAGCTTCTCATCCCACAGCACAATGTTCATTTACTGACTTTAGTGCAACAGTAAATGACGCAGATATTGTGTTGGGTCAGGATACAAAAGAAGTTGGCACTGTGAAAACAAATGTATTAGGGAGCCTACATGTACTAAGAGATGTGGAGATAGAAAACGATTCATGAATTATATGAATCTAGTAATTAACCCTTTTATTAACAATTAAAATCAATTTATTTATTAACAATTTAAATCATAATCAATATGAGCAAGAAAAAGAACAAATCAGTAAATACACCGAGTGCAAAAGCAGCTAGAAATCTTGAAGCATTGAAGAAAGCAAAAGAAATTGCAGTAAAAGCAGAATCTGCTAAAGTTGAAGAAGTAGTTCCAGAAGTAATTGAACCTGCTAATTCAGCACCTAGTGTAGAACAACCGAAACCAGTAGGTAAGAAAGAAGATGAAAAGACTGAACCAACTAAGCCTAATGTAACACCAACAGGTACACCTACTGGTAAAACAGCATATGAGACTCATGTTAAATGTCGTAAATCACCGTTTATGTCACCTATATCAAGGTCTATCTATAAAGATGATAATGGTATAGAACAAATTCGGGAAACTTGGAAGAATACAAATAGTAATGATACAGTTACTTTAGTATTCCCTGTTTCACATATTAAAGAAGATGATAATATGTACACAAAAGAAGATTTAAATAAGCTACGTGGTAATGAACCAGAACCTGTAGCACCAAAGGTTGAAAAACCTAAAGCAAAGAAGAAAGATAAAGTAGAAACACCTGAAGTAATAGAAGACGCAGAGATTGTATCTACTGCACCTACTGTGCAAATCCCAAGTAAACAACCTACAGCAGAAGATAGAATTGATGCAAATCGTTCTGTTGATTTGATGTCTGCATTAATGAAGCGAAGAGCTGAAATTAAAGATAAACCTGAATTAGCTCAATTGTATGAAGCATCAGGTAAGCAAGCAGATGTTATGCTGTGGACATTGTTAACTAAATGGAACACACAGTGGAAGGATGATGCTGAAGCATTAGGCATTCGTGTAAACAATGAAATGTTTGCATATTTGCAGAATTCAGTATCTTCATTACTTGGTGTTAAATTAATTGGTGCTGAAAATGACGGTCAAATGACAATTGATTTTGAAAGTACTATTAAACAAGCATCACCGCAGATACAAACCGCACTCAAACAAGAGGCAGCTGCTGTAAAGAAAGAGGAAAAGATACCAACAGCAGAAGAGTGTGTAGATGATGCTCAAAAAGTAACTGCATTACGTACAATTATGGCAGCTCGTCGAAATGGTAAAGGTACCATGGGCACAAACTTAATGAATGCTATAGAATTTGCTCGTAAAGCGTTTAAACTAAGTGATAAATTAGATCCGGGTAGAGTGTTAGCAGTAATGCTACAGAAGTTTGCTGAACAAAAGCAAGAATCTATATTGCTTAACTGCATGTCTACCGCTGTTTTGGGTAATTTGAAGAGTAATCTGATACCTGTTGCACCACATTCATGGTTAAAAGGTCAGATACCAAGCTTAAATGATACACAGATTGCTGAACTCGTAATGGTATTCTTAAGTAAGAAGCTTAACGACGATGCAACTACTGAAAAGAAGAACTTTAAAGATATAGCAGCAGGATTTACCAAATTCTTACATGCACCAACTGACGACCTGATCAATCGATTGGTTGATAGTGCTAAAGTAAATGGTAAGAATGATGCTCAATTAACTTTACCTACAATTAAAGGTGTAGCAACAAGTTCTTCATTTATTTCATCATTAAAAGTTGTAAATGCATTTAAAGCAGTATATGGATCTGAACAAGGTGATAAACTAATTAAAACAAAGATGAAACAAATCCTTGCAGCGTATAATAAGTTGACAATAAATCCATTGTCCGTATATGTTGAAAAAGGATACTAAAATTATCAAAATGAAAACAAAATTGTTATGCTTAGCAACAATATTTGCACTTGGCTTCGGTGGCTTGATTGGTTATACAACAAATTACACAGACCAAGTGAATGCAAATGAAATGGTATTACCGAGATTCGTTGACGTACCTCGGAACACAGGTTTTAATATTGACATTAATTTGAACAAGAACGCTGTTAGTTTAACTAACAACCCAGAACAGAGTGTCAATGTTAAGATTATTAAAAAGGATAGTATTGTGTACAGAACTTTGATTCGTAACAAAGTTAAACCTGTAATACGGTTCGTACGAGTACCTATGCCTATTCATAATAGACCCATCAGTTGTATTGATGTGCCTAAACCAAACTTAGATAGTATATTAAAAGTAGAGAAGATAAATCTACATCGTGACTAGAAGAGCCAACACGGTATTAATGCTTTAATGGTGTATGACAGAGATAACTAAATCAAAGTCTTTTTATACGTAATGTAGGAGATTACGAGGTAATACAGGATACAGTAAAATAAGTATAGCTACAACTATTACTTGTGTGTATGTATGTTAACTTATTGTGTTATTAATTACCTATAACATGAAGAATCAATAAGTAAGGGATAGCGTGATTAACCCTTGAATGAGAACCGATTGGTGATTCGAAGACGCAGTTAGTAATCAGCAGATTACAAAACTAAACAAATCATGGGGTGTAGTGACCTCAACAAGTATTCGCGATTATATCATTAATTGAATCAAGAAGGAATACTAACCACATTCTGAAATCGGGGTGTCCAAGACCACGTAAATTAAGTAAGCTGACTAAGCTCGGTGCAGCACCATACTGTATCGTAAAACATCCATGTAGTGTTCTTCATAAGTGTATACCATCAATTGTGATTTAATCTGTATACTTACTGTGAATGTGAAAGCATGTATTATATTATTATAGCACTGTTTAATATCAAATATTAATCGATTATCCTAAGCAGCGTAATAAGCTGTGCACAATGCCGTAAGGCTAATCCTAAGCTTGTATCATTATACACTCCAGTATAAAGGGATAGAGTGACAAAGTGAGTAGTAAATTGTGTGTCTTGTCGCAGACTACATGGCTATGTTCTAATAAATGATATTAAAAACCTTTGCAAGAAGCCTCTTTAGGAAATAAGGAGCGTGTGTATCAAGTAATAATATAATAAAACTCAGTTGTCATTAATCTGAGTATAAACCTAGAGTGCTTTGCAACAGGATTATAAAATGACTAGCGGGTTAGGTGCGCAATAACACCATTCCAAGGCGTATTTGTAAAGATGTAATTCAATACGTAGAATAGGTAAGGAAATGATAATGTCAGAGCTACAACTGACTTTCAAACGTAGCAAGGTTGTGCGGCGAATCCTTATAGGCCGTATTTGCCAAGTGAGCATCGCCTACATCCAGTAGAGAAGAGAAGCAAGGCATCTTAGAAGATCGGAGATTTAATCCATACTTTAGCATCATGGGTATGATAGATGTATCATCAATGAGTTAGACTATCGTAGAAGATCTACGCTGCTGACAACAGCTATACCAAACAAGTGTTAACTAAATTAATATTAACTTTAACCAATGAGGAAGTTCAATGGTTAGTATAGTGAATAGGTAAAAGCTATATGATCCACCCTCGACTGTACAATGTAATTACTGTCATAGAAACTCGTAAAATATAGTGTGAAAAACTATGTGTAAGAGAACGTTGATTCGGTTCATTAACTGATGAAAGGTGGAAATCCTTAAATTACGTGCAGAATAAGAACAAAGTCGTAAGTACACGCAGCAGTGAAGTAAATCACAAGGCTATACAAGTGGGTGTTTTGAAACATAAACAGCTTGAATGACAAACCGGTAAACGTCTATACCGATAGGGTAAAACCAAAGACAGGACTCCTTCCTATAATAGGAAATCATATCATATCGTTAAGATAAAAAGATTATAAATTGAAGAACAGTTGACTCATTGTGTTAACTATATCATATTATGGGCTATGAATCTCCTACCATTGGAGTCCCGTTATTATTTCTTTAAGTAATAACTAGCATGATATATACACGTGTCTAATGAGTAAAGTCCTACGGGGAATGCTGATTAGCGAAATATCGCTTACTCTAGTAAATTTATATGAAGTTTATTGAAACAAATTTTATTGTATTTCAGATTTTTTCAAATCGTAGCATAACTCGATGTAAAGTTTGTCCTGTTTGATTACAGACAATGGCATTTGAAGTTTTTATAAAATGAATGATAGATAAATCATTACCGTTGGTTTATACAAACTTTACACACAAATTTTTTAATTAACTTAGTGTATAATCATCCGTAGGTAAAATCAATTACGGAATCAAAAAAGGAGATTTAATATGGAAACAATGACAAATTCTAAAGAAAGCATCTTTAAAGTACCTGGTAACTTCACTGAAACTGAAATCGCTCAAATGCGGTGTAAGATAATGGCGTTTAATCGATTATTAGCCGGCCGTCGGTTAGTAATTCCTTTGTCTGATAATCTTGATTTAAACTATAAGCGCAAGAAATCTGGTGAATTAAACGGCTTAGTCTTAGATAAGCCGATGAAGAAGTATTTCGTAGAAACTGTTGATTTGTTAACTACCGATATTGTTCGGTTAGCAAATGGTAAAGTTGTTATTGAGTTTAATGGCGATGAAAAGTTACAGTTTGACTTAAAGATGTCTACTGAAGATATTGTTTCAGCAACCGCCAAAGATGTAAATGATGCTATCTTAGAGTATGAAGCAACTGGTCGTAAACGGTTCTTCTGGAATGCCAAGATGGTAACTGAAGTTATTACGTCTTTGAATGAAAGTAATTTGAAAGATATCAATGATATGATTGATGAACTTTCAAATCAAGGTTGTGCTCTTGAACAGATTAACAAGCTTACTCGTGATGACACGAAAGCTTATTATGATAGCATTGGAGAATAGTTATGAAAAGTAAGCCGATTGACAAGCGTCATTTGGTAATGCTTAAGTTAATTCTAATGGATGACAGAATTCTTGAAAGCCTGCATGTGGATGGAGCTTTGGCTAAAAAGATTTCTGTAAAAGAAGATGGTAGTCTTGCTATTGGGAAATATAAATATGGTTGGGTTAATGAATTTTTCAATAGTTATTATCATATTTCTTTCTTTGAAGTAGTCCAGAGAATTGCTTTTGTTATTACTGGAGGAAATAGTAATAATTGCGACAAGGATGGTTTGGTTGGGTTCATCCAAGAAGCAATTGACAAAATCCTCAAAAAAGACGAAAAAGAAAAAGTTATCGAGTTACTATTACATTATAGTACATTGCTAAGCGATAGTAGTCCGTTAAAGATTACTTATGACAATAAGAAAGATGACCCTGGCTTTAACAGAAATGAGGGTACACGCGTTCGGAAACATATGGTTGGGGTTGCCGATGCAATAATAGACTTTGGGGGTGAACAAATCCCTGTACAATTACATGTGGATGTTAAGTAGAAATCTAATCGGTTGGTTGGGTTATAGAATTGGACAATACATAATATCGACATAAAAACATGAGTACAGTTAATTGGTTGGGTATAACTGTACTCTCTTTGCTTCTGATAAGTTTTAAACGAATCGTGGGAAGGCCTAGAGAATAAGAATAGGATGCTGCATCGAGGCAGACAGAAGCACAACCAACTAAACACGTTTAGCCATACTTAACATCGACAGTTTGTGATAAATAGTTGATGAAGGGTGTAGATTATTGATTTAGTCTACACCCACTAATAGGAATTCTAATATATGTGGTATTTGAATGTCAAACACATAAAAATCAACACATATGAAAGCAAACAAATTTATCGAAAAGCGTAATAATCTATCAAATACAATCTCTCAATATTGGTATTTCATCACTAAAGAAAATCTTGTACCCCGCAGTTATAAGCGTGAACATGATTTAAAAGTATTATTTGAAGAAATTAAGAATATTGCAGAACAGCGAGTAATAACCAAAATGAAACTAATTGCAATAAATATGGGCTTCAAATCATTTAAAGATTTGCCTGTAGATTGTAATCAGTGGGACGTATTCAGATTATGTGAGCTTAATGAGTTAAAGGTACGATTAGGTAAAGTACCTACACTCAACCCTACACTTAAAGCTAAGAAAGGCAAGAAAGCTTTAAGTAAGACTGAAGTATTAACTTCAGCTTGGATCAAGGAACGTATTAAAGAACTTGATTTACAAATTCTGAAATTACAAACAAAATTAACTAAATTCAACGATGAAACAGAGTTCGATGATACTGCTGCACCAATGAAATTAGTTGCTTAAAATATTACGTTTTGCCAGAACGAAAGCCATGCGGAGGTAAGTTCATAGCTTACCACGTGTGGCTATTTTATTAAATCAATTAAAACTGAATCAAAATGATAACAAAATATATACTCACAAGAAGGAGAAACAGAATTGTTTCAAGAGAAATACAATGGTTTGATTGGTCTCAGAAGGCCATAGAAGTTCGTAGAAACCTCAATAAAGTAGTTATTAATAGTCCTAAACTATCAATACCTAAAGCTCCAAAACAAAGCAAATCTGAGCGTTTTAAGAACTTACCATTTTCAGAATATCATAATAAATTGGTAGCTAGTTTATATGATAACAACAGAGAATATACTATTCTAAAGCAACAAGCTGAAAAATCAGCTCATGAACTGAAAATCAGACAATTAGCTCTTGCTCGCAAGCATAGAGAATTGTCTAAAAAGAATCGTATGTTGAAACAAGTAGCTAAAAGAATAGTTATTAGTACCACTAAGCATAAAAATTATCATACTATTTATAGTAATAATCGGTATGAAATAATTAAAAGTGTAATGTTTACTATGAATAAACAGTTACCTGAAGTATTACCAACATACAAATGCATTTCGTTGTTTCCACCAAACGCAACAACTGCCTGCTTGCTTTTTGTTAACTCGAAAGCAGCTTAACTCTATAAATGCTCATATTAGGCCCTTAATTGGGCCTTACGCCGAGATGATGAAATAGGTATACATGAAAGACTTAAAATCTTTTGGTCAGTAATGACCGTGCGGGTTCGACCCCCGCTCTCGGTACCAAATAATTACTACTATGAAAATTAGAGAAAAAACTGTATATGTATACGATATTGAAGTATTCCAGAATGTATTTCATTGTACTTTATTAAATACAGAAACAATGGATTTATTAAAGTATGAATGCTCTGAAAGAAAAAACAATATTGATGAAATGTGTTATCTATTTACTCATGAAGATGCATATTTCGTAGGATACAATAATATACACTATGATAATCCTATCATAAATTATTGTATTGAGTATTTCTCTAATTCTAGTTATAGTTATTCAAAAATATGTCAATCAATCTTTAATCTATCTAATGTTATTACTAAAGATAAAGATGATATTAGTAGATGGAAAAAGTGGAAGTATGCTAAATACTTTTATACTTTAGATTTATTGACAATGTTATATAGTAAAGCACTACGTGTATCTTTAAAAGAGATGCAAGTAACTATGATGTACAAGAATGTTCAAGAATTTATATGTGATTGGAATTTGCCATTACAAGTAAATGAAATAGATAGTATGATATCGTATAACATTAATGATGTTATGTCTACCTATGAATTACTGAAACGCTGTGAAAAAGATATTCAATTACGTATAAATATTGAAGATTCATATAATATTCCTTGTTTATCTAAAGATGGGGTAGGTATTGGAGTTGAAATTTTAAGAACTGAATACATACAAAAGACCAAAATAGAAAAGAACATTTTAGACAACCTGCGAAGTCCAATGGATATGATACCGTTAAAGGATGTTATTACTGATAATATTTCATTTAAAACACCAATACTTCAGGAACTCTTAAATGAAATGAAACAACTAACCGTATCACCAGGTAGGAATGGATGGAATAAGAAATTCCTGCTAAACGACTTAGAAGTTTCAATTGGTGTTGGAGGTATTCACAGTATTAATAAACCTGAAATGATTATACCAAAGGATGATGAATTATTACTAGATAGTGATGCAAATTCACTATATCCTAGTTTAATAATTCAATATGGCTTCGTACCACCTCATCTAGATAAACAAGCGTTTCTGGAAATTTATACAAGAATATACCGTGAAAGACTAGCTGCGAAAAAAGCAAAACGAAAATTAGAAGCAGATACTAAGAAATTAGTATTGAATAGCGTTACCGGTAATTATCAGAATGAACATAGTTGGCTTTATTCACCATTTGCAGTAATGCAGATACGAATCAATGGCCAATTGCTACTTTTAATGCTCTCTGAGCGACTTTTAGAGCTTGGTGCTACAATCTATCAGCTTAATACTGATGGTGTCTTATACAGCCTTAAAAAGGCCAAATATGACGAATTACAGCAAGTTATAAAAGACTTTGAAGCGTTAAGTAGACTAACATTTGAAACAGAGCGATTTGATTGCTTTTATCAACTGGCAGTAAATGATTATTTTGGTAAAACAGGTGATGAAATAAAAGAAAAGGGGTGTTTCCTTACTAACATTCGATTAGGTAAAGGATTAAACCCTATCGTTATTCCATTAGCAGTAGAGAAATATTTCTTAGAAGATATAAAGCCACAAGACTACATACCAACTGAGAAAGATATTACAAAATTTATGATGTCTGAAAAGACAGGTAAGCAATGGAATGTGGAATATAATAACACAGCACAACAAAGAACTAACAGATTCTATGCTAGTACTGACGGGTATTTCTTGTATAAATGGAAAGAAAATGATGGAGAAAAGCAATATCAGAATATGTTAACAGCATCTGGTGTTACTCTACTTAACAATATGGATGATTTAAAAGATAATCCAAAAATAAATTATAGATATTATATAACAGAAGCAAATAAAATTATAGCACAATTCAAAAATAAGCAATTGAGCTTATTCTAACAAATATTCACAGAGATTATCAGCTAGCTCATAAATACTATAAAACTATGATACTAGAATTAGATACATCTTTGTTTAAATTAAATGAAAAACTAACAATCAATCAAATAGTATTCTTAACTCTTGTATTGAATGACAATCAGAAATATAATCAAGACGTTCACGAGTTTCTCAGCCGAATAAGTGAAGCCGATATACAAGGGTTAATCGACAATGGTTTTATCACAGTTAATACTTCTGGTGATAGTAAAATTTATAATGTAACAGCCACAGTAAAGCAATTTCTGGAACCTGAGAAGGCTTGGTTTGATTACTTTTATGAAGTATTTCCAGTGTATGTTATTAGACCAGATGGTACGAAAGGATTCCTTAGAGCTAATATAAATAAGTGTAGAAAGGAATATAATCGTATCGTCGGTAAGTCTAAAGCAATGCACGAACATCTTTTGAAATGCCTTAAATTTGAAGTAGAGAATAAACTCCTTACTGGCAAATTAGGGTATATGAAAACGATGTGGAAATGGCTCGTAAATCACGAGTGGGAATCCATTGAAGAACAGATGAAATCTGCTGAAACAGAAAATAAAGTATTAAATGAAGTTGGCTATGGAAACACTATCCTTTAAACCTATAAGTACAGTAGCTAAAGAGTCACTTCAGTATATCAAAAATAGAAAAGAAAAGAAAGTTGTATCTTTAAAATCTAGATGGAATAAATTCAATCGGGCAACCGGTGGAATTGAACCAAACATGATCTTTACTATTGCTGGTATATCTGGTGCAGGTAAGTCTGCATTCGTTAATTCTTTAGTTTTCGATTTGATTGATTTAAATCCTGATCAGGATATTGTTGTTTTATATTTCTCTTTAGAAATGGTTGACTATCGAAATGTAGGTAGAGCAATCAGTTCTAAAGTAAGAAAGAGTGTTTCTGAACTATATAGTGCAAATGAAACACTTAGCGATGAAGATTTTAGCAAGGTAAAATCGGCAGCTAATATCTTAGCAGGCTATCCAATCTACTTTGTAGATTCAGCTTGTACAGTCGAACAAATAGAACAAACAATTGACTACTTTCATGAAAATGTAGCTGTTGATAAGTGGTTAATAGTCGTATTAGACCATGCATTACTTGTCAATGGTGAAGGTGGTGAAAGAAGTACTATAGTCGATTTACAGAAAATGTTTATTCGTAAGAAGAAATTATCTGGTACTACGATTATACAGCTTTCACAGATGAATCGAAATATAGAAAGTCCTGACAGGATTAATAATTTAAGTAGTCATTTCCCGATGAGAAGTGACTTATCTGCATCAGATGCTATCTTTCAGGCTAGTGATTTTGTATTAGCAATTCACAGACCTGAAATATTAAACCTAGCCGTATACGGGGTTCAAAGATTACCTGTAAAAAATAAAGTATATATTCACTTTCTCAAAGTAAGAGATGGTGAACCATGTATATTAGAATTCGAAAATGAACTCAAATATGGTAATTTAATAGAAAGCATTCCTGTTACAGAAGATAAAACAGTATAAACATTTTAAAAGGCTGAAAATTATGACACAATTTACTATAACTCTCCCGAACAATAAGATTGATGCAACTGGTTCTTTGAAGAAACGTATTTTACAAGCAGCAGCTGAGAAGCTCCCGTTTGCTAAATGGCATGGTCTACACACTAAATCAAATCCTTTGTTTGATGTATGTGAAGCAGGTCCTAAAGATAAATTATGTTTCGGATTGAACAGACTTGCAGCGTTCTCTGCATTGAATAAACGATTCTTTATTGACAAACCGGGTTCTATTATCTGCCCGTTTGTACAAGCTAATCGAGCTTATAATGTAAAGAATTATAATGCAGATTCAGAGTTAGAAAAAGCACTTAATCGTCTTCAAGAATATGCCGATTTCTTAGAAGACAAGAAGCGTGATAAAGGTTATGACTTCCTGTATATGGGTCAACCGGTACGCGTATGTCA